CTCCCTCGGCTTCCAGGTGATTCGGTTCGCCGAGGACGTGCTGCGAGTCGACCTGCTGCCCTGGCAACGCTGGTTCGTCGTGCACGCCCTGGAACTGCTACCGGACGGGGGCCTGAGGTTCCGGACCATCGTCCTGCTAATGGCCCGGCAGAACGGCAAGAGCACCGTCTCGCAAGTCCTCGCCCTGTGGTTCATGTACGTCTACGGACGGCCCCTCGTGATCGGCACCGCGCAAGACCTCGACGTGGCCGAAGAAATCTGGCAGGGAGCCGTCGACCTCGTGGAGGAGACACCGGAGCTCGACGCGCTGAAGAAGCACGTCGTACGGAACAACGGCAAGAAGGCCCTCGTCCTGACGACAGGGGAACGCTACAAGGTGAAGGCCGCGAACCGTCGTGCCGGACGTGGACTCTCCGGGGACCTCGTGATGCTGGACGAGTTGCGCGAGCATCAGTCGTGGGATGCGTGGGGCGCGATCACGAAGACCACGATGGCCCGCGAGCAAGCTCTCGTGCTGGCCCTCTCCAACGCCGGGGACTCGACCTCCGTCGTGCTCCGCTACCTCCGCAAGTTGGCGCACCTCGCCATCGGCGACCCGGACGGCATCAACCGGATCGAGGACGAGACCACCGACCAGCAGCCGCCCGACCAGGACGACCTGGACCTGGACGAGGACGACGACTCGCTGGCGATCTTCGAATACTCCGCGCCGCCCGACGCCGACCTCCGCGACCGTGACGGCTGGGCCTACGCCAACCCGTCGCTCGGCTACCTGATCAGCGAGCGGACCATCGCCTCGTCGGTACGCACCGACCCGGAATGGATCTTCCGAACCGAAGTCCTCTGTCAATGGTCCGAAGGCACCTTGGAAGGCCCGTTCCCGCCCGGGTCGTGGGAAGCCTCCGCCGACCCGCAGTCACTCCGCGCCCGCGAAGCTCCGTTGGCATTGGGCATCGACGTGTCCTGGGATCGCTCGCACGCCTACATCGCCCTTGCCTCTACCAGGGACGACGGACTGGCGCACATCGAAGTGATCGCCCGGGGGCAGGGAACCGACTGGATCGTGGACTGGTTCTCCCACCCCGACCGCTCCCCGGAGGTCCGCACAGCCCCCGTCGCGGTCCAGGCCCGGGGAGCCCCGGTCGGCTCCCTGATCCCGCTCCTCAACGAAGCCCGCGTGAACGTCGTGGAGTGGGGCGGTCCTGCACTCGGGGCCGCCACCGGATCGTTCTACGACCGGGTCCGGGCCGCTGTCGGTGAAGGCACCGGCAGTGACCAACTCCGCCACCGAGACCAACCAGTCCTGAACCTTGCTGCCGCGACCGCGTCGACTCGACCGGTCGGGGACGCATGGCTCTGGGACCGGCGACGCTCCCCAACCGATATCGCCCCGCTGATCGCGACCACGGCCGCCCTGTGGTGCCTCACCCACGGCCAGTCCCGACGCAGCGCGTACGACGAGCGCAGATTGGAGGTGTTCTGAGTGGGTCTCTTCGACCGGTTCCGCAAGACCACGACGGCGCAGTTCATCCCGTCCGTGAGTCAGCAGCCGTTCTACGGTTCCTGGCTCCTGTCGAACGAGGAGTACGAACGCATCCTCGGTCTCTCCCCGGCCGAGATGTGGCGCACGCAGCCCTACCTCCGCACGGTCGTCACATTCCTGGCCCGCAACATCGCTCAACTCGGCCTGCACACCTACCGCCGTGTCAGCGAGGACGACCGGGAGCGGGTGCGGGACGGGTTCGCCGCCATGATCGCGAAGCCCAACAAGTCGACCACTGGCTACGAGTTGGTCTACGGGCTGGTCGCCGACCTCGCCCTCTACGACCGGGGCTACTGGCTGCTCTCGGAGGACCCCGACCAGATCGTGACCCGGCTCCCTGTCCCGTGGGTGATGCCGTACGGCGGCGACGCCCTCGGCCCCGAGGCCTACCGGGTCCGCGCCAACAACCGTGGCGAGACCGTCGACATTCCCGCCGATCAGATCCTCGACTTCCACGGCTGGGTGCCCGAAGCCCTGTCGCTCGGCTCCTCCCCGGTCGCAGCCCTGCGGGAGATTCTGGCCGAGCAGGTACAGGCCGCCCGCTACCGCGAGATGGTCTGGCGTCGTGGCGGCAAGGTCGGCTCCGTGCTGTCTCGACCGGCCGATGCCCCCGACTGGTCCGATGAAGCTCGAAAGCAGTTCAAGGCCGACTGGGACGCGAAGTTCACCGGCAGCGGGCCGAACGTCGGCGGGACCCCGCTCCTGGAGGACGGCATGGTGCTGTCCCGGGTCGACTTCTCCGCCCACGAAATGGAGTTCATCGAGGGAGCCCGGCTCGCGCTGAACACGGTCGCCTCGGTGTACCACGTCAACCCGACGATGATCGGCCTGCTCGACAACGCCAACTACTCCAACGTGCGCGAGTTCCGCCGGATGCTCTACGGCGACACCCTCGGTCCGCTCCTGGCCCAGATCGAGGACCGGATCAACACCTTCCTGCTGCCCGTCCTCGACCCCCGGCCCGACCTCTACGTGGAGTTCAACATCGAGGAGAAGTTGCAGGGGTCGTTCGAAGAGCAGACCGCCGCGCTCCAGTCCTCAGTCGGTCGCCCCTGGATGACGGCCGACGAAGCCCGAGCCCTGCGCAACATGCCCGCCCTCGGTGGCGACGCGGGCTCCCTCGTGACCCCGCTCAACGTCCTGGTCGGGGGGCAGGCCTCGCCCCGGGACTCCGCTCCTCCCCTGTCCCTGGTCCCGGCAGCCAGCGCCCCAGAGCCCGAGCAGAAGGCGACCGTGTTCCTGATCAAGGGGCGCGTCACGGAACGGCAGGCCGAGCAGATCGCCGCCGTGCTGCGGAGGTTCTTCAAGCGGCAGCGCGACGCCGATCGGTACGGCCGAGGCGGCGAGTGGGACGGCGACCGGTGGGACCGTGAACTGGCCGACGACCTGCACCGTGTCGCCTACCAAGTAAGCACCACGCTTGGGAAGGCCGAAGCAGAAGCCCTCGGCTTCAGCGCCGCCGACTACGACCCGGTCTCGACGGTGCCCTTCCTGAAGGCGGTCGCGCAGCGGCGTGCGTCCAACATCAACCTGACCACGAAGCAGCACCTTGACATCGAGCTTCACGCCGATGAGCCCAACGTCGGCAGCGTGTACACCAAGGCCGAAGAGGTCCGGGCTCCTGGCATCGCGGTCGGCTTCGGCACCTTCCTGGCCGGGTTCGCGGCCCACGAGGCAGCCGCCCAGATCGGCCGGGCCAACGACGTAGAACCCACCAAGACGTGGATCACCGGATCGAACCCCCGCAAGGAGCACCAGCGGCTCAACGGGGAGACCCGGCCGCTCGATGAGCCGTTCTCGTCCGGCCAGATGTGGCCCGGGGACGTGACCGACGACCCGGCCGACGTAGCCGGTTGCAACTGCGCCTTGCAGATCAACCTCACCTGACACCCATCACCACCCACCCGGGAGACCCCCGGGTGGTCCGGCGTGCCCGAAGGAGACCAGCCATGCCGACCCTGAAGACACTCCCGGCCCGCGTGAAGGCGGTCGGCAACAACTCCGCAGACGGCGTGGTCGAAGCCCTGGTGGCGACCTACGACGTGGACAGCGGAGGCGACCGGATCGTGCCCGGTGCCTTCGGCAAGTCCCTGGAGTCGTGGGCCCAGTCGGGCAACTCGATCCCGTTCATCTGGTCGCACATGCACAGCGATATCGACGCCTACCTCGGCGACGTGATCGAGGCCAAGGAGACCGACGAAGGCCTGTGGGTGAAGGCCCAGATCGACATGGAGGACCCGAAGTCCGCGAAGGCCTTCCGGATGATCAAGGGCAACCGGGTCGCCAACTACTCCTTCGCCTACGACGTGATCGAGGCCGAAGAGACCGACGACGGCGTGAACCTGCTGAAGGAACTCCGCCTCTACGAGGTCGGCCCAACCCTGATCGGGATGAACCAGCAGACCCGAACGCTGGTCGCCAAGAACGACGCCACCCCGAACGCGTCGACCTGGACTCTCACCATCCCGAGCACCACCACGAATCTCCCGCCCGTCGAGGGCGAGAAGGCGGACGACCTGCGCAAGGCGACGGAGCTCATCACCGAAGCCCTCGCGCTACTCGACGCCAGCACCACCCCGCAGGAGCAGGCCAGCGAGCCCGGTCCGGCCACGGACAAGGAGCCCTCCGAGAAGGGGGCCACGGCCAAGGAGCCCAGCCGCGTACCGCCCGTCAACGTCCTTGCGGCCCACCTATCGCTACTCGCTCTGGAAGGAGCATCCGATGAATCTGCATGAGCAGAGGGCCGCCGCGATTAAGGCCGCCCGAGATGTGGTCGACGCCGCGAAGGCCGAAGACCGCGAACTCACCGACGAGGAAGCCACGCTTGTAGACGACCAGATGAAGGCCGTCAGCGACCTGGACGTGAAGATCAAGGGGGCCGACCGCGTCAAGGCGGTGATGGCCCTCGGAGGTACCGAGACCCAGCCCGACCCGGAGTCCCCGGCGCAGGCCGGATCGCTCGGCGAGCACTTCGCCCAGCACGTCAAGGCTGACGGGTTCGCCAACCTGAAGGCCATCGGTGGCTACACCGTCTCCGCTCCGGAGTATGTGCCCGGAGCGAAGGCGGCCACCGACCCGCAGTTGACGCCCGCCTCCCTGATCCCGGCGCTGACGACCATCGACCAGACCGTGATCCACGGCAACCGGCCTCGCGCCGTTGTCGCGGACCTGCTCGGCTCTGGCTCGATCAGCGGGACCGGCGTCACGTACTTCGTAGAGGGCGCGGTCGAGGGTGCGTTCGCCACCCTGGCTGAAGGAACGCAGAAGCCGCAGATCCATGTCGCCGACCCGACCGCTGTCACCGACTCGCTGAAGAAGATCGCAGCGTGGTTCGACATGTCCGACGAGATGGTGGAAGACCTCGCGTTCTACGTCTCCGAAATCAACGGGCGGGCCTCGTACCTGCTCTCGATGTTCGAAGAGGCTCAACTCCTCAACGGCCCCGGCACCGGTACCACGGTGCGAGGCATCCTCCAGCGGTCCGGCATCCAGACGGAAGCCTCGGCTGCCGGTGGAGCAGGGGGAGACGACGGCCCCAAGGCGCTGTTCCGTGCCATGACGAAGGTGCAGACCGCGACCGGCCTTTCGGCTGACGGCATCGTGATGAACCCGGCCGACTACCAGCAGATGAGGCTGATGGTCGACGGCAACAAGCAGTACATCGCGGGTGGCCCGTTCGCCGGTCAGTACGGCGTCGGCGGAGTCCCCGAGCAGCCCCCGCTGTGGGGCCTGCGCACGGTGGTCACTGCTGCCGTGGCGGCCGGTACCGCTGTCGTCGGTGCTTTCAACGCCGCCGCGACCGTGTACCGCAAGGGCGGTGTCCGGGTGGAGTCCACCAACTCCGACCTCGGCAAGTTCACGAGCAACATCATCACGACCCGCATCGAGGAGCGGCTGGCTCTCGCCGTCCGCGTCCCCGCCGCCATCGT